TTTGTAGACATTAAATCAAGGAGAAGATATGGCGGGATTTCCTATGAGGAGAGCGTTGGAGAAGAAGATAGAGAGTCTGGGAGGGATAGAGTTCGTTACCGCACATATCTCTCAAGGAATGACAATTGGACGCTTGGCTGAGTTCATAGAGTGTTCTAGACCTATGTTGTCTTTCTGGATAAACCATACTGATGAGCGTAGAGATGCGGTCCTGAAGGCGAGAAAGCTAAAGGCTGAGAAACTGGCTGAAGAGGCTCTAGAGATTGCGGATGAGGCTGATGAGACAAGTAACAGTGGTGTTAACAAAGCTAGACTCCAGGTTGATACCCGTAAGTGGATGGCCTCTAAGCTTGACCCTGAGAACTATGGAGACACTGCTAAGACCCAAGTGAATATCAGTTTGGGTGACCTCCACCTCCAAGCTTTAAAGCACATGGGTAAGGTAGAACCCATAACATTGGAAAACAATGAATAACCCATTTATCCAGTTCATCACCCTTTATAGGGCTGATCCTGTTCTTTTTGTTAAAGAAGTACTTGGAGTAGAGCCTGATGAGTGGCAGCAAGACTTCTTGAACGCTGTAGCCTCTGGTGAGCGAAAGATCTCGATTCGTTCTGGTCACGGGGTTGGTAAGTCAACCACTGCTTCTTGGGCTATGTTGTGGTTTCTTTTAACCAGATATCCCGTTAAAGTAGTGGTGACTGCCCCTACTTCTGCCCAACTTTATGATGCTTTGTTTGCCGAACTGAAGAGATGGGTGAAAGAACTACCCCAACCTATCCAAGAGCTACTTGATGTCAAACAAGAGAGGATAGAGCTGAAAGCTTCCGCTACTGAGGCGTTTATCTCTGCTAGAACATCTCGTGCTGAACAACCAGAGGCTCTACAAGGCGTTCACTCTGATAACGTCATGTTGGTAGCAGATGAGGCTTCTGGCGTTCCTGAAGCAGTGTTTGAGGCCGCTGCTGGCTCTATGTCAGGACATAACGCTCTGACCATCCTTCTGGGTAACCCTGTTCGGTCTTCTGGGTTCTTTTTTGACACACATAATAGATTAAAAGACGAGTGGTGGACTAGACGAGTATCCTGTCTGGACTCTACCCGTGTCAGTAGCGAGTATGTTCAGGACATGAAATCCCGCTATGGCGAGGAAAGTAACGCTTATCGGATTCGTGTTCTAGGAGAGTTCCCACGTAGTGATGATGACACCATCATTCCAATGGAACTACTTGAATCTGCCAAACATCGAGATACCAGAGCGTATGAAGATGCTCCTATAGTTTGGGGACTAGACGTAGCTAGGTTTGGTTCAGACTCGTCAGTTTTGTGTAAGCGTCAATCTAACGTAGTCCAGACTCTTGAGCGGTGGAGGAATCTAGACTTGATGCAGTTAACAGGTGCTGTGGTGGCTCAGTATGAAGCTTGTGACCATAAGAATAGACCTGCTGAGATTCTGGTTGACTCTATCGGTCTGGGAGCGGGTGTTGTTGACAGACTAAGAGAATTAAAACTTCCCGCTAGGGGAATTAACGTGTCCGAAAGTCCTGCCATGGGTGGGACTTATTTGAATCTAAGAGCAGAGTTATGGCACAAAGCCAAGGCTTGGCTAGAGAAAAGAGACTGCAAGATCCCTAATAACGAAGATTTAATCGGAGAACTTGCAACTGTAAGGTACACCTTTACCTCTAACGGCAAGATTAAGATTGAGTCCAAGGATGATATTCGCAGGAGAGGACTTAAATCTCCTGACATGGCTGATGCTTTTGTGTTGACATTTGCCTCCGATGCCGCCACCATCTCATGGGGATCAAACAATTCTTGGGGTAAACCCATTAAAAGGTTAATCCGAGGACTTGTCTGATTGCCGTTGCCACTTTGAGCTACCTAATAAGTAGCTCTTTTTTTGTTTAACACAATATGTTACTATTGAGCAACCTTTCTGGAGATTTCTATGAAAATGGACGATGCTGCTAAAAAAATTGGCATGGTAATGAAAGAATACAAAGACAAGAAGCTCAAGTCTTCTTCTGGTCAAAAGGTTAAATCCCGTGACCAAGCTGTCGCTATCGCAATGAGCGAAGCCCGTGCTATGCCCAAGCGTGGATCTAGAACCGCTACCAATCGGAGCAAGAAATGAAACAAGGTCTCTATGCCAACATCGCAGCTAAACGTGAGCGCATAAAGGCTGGCTCCAAGGAAAAGATGCGTAAGCCTGGCACTAAGGGCGCTCCTACTGCCAAAGATTTTAAACAAGCGGCTAAGACTGCTAAGAAAAAATGAGTGCGGCTTGGACTCGCAAAGAGGGTAAGAACTCTAAGGGTGGTCTTAATGAAAAAGGCCGTAAGTCCTATGAGCGAGAGAATCCAGGCAGTAATCTAAAAGCACCAGTAAAGTCTGGTGACAATCCAAGAAGAGCTTCTTTTCTTGCTCGGATGGGTAATATGCCAGGACCTGAGAGAAAACCCGATGGAAGCCCTACTCGTTTGTTGCAAAGCCTACAAGCTTGGGGAGCAAGTTCAAAGGCTGATGCAAAGGCAAAGGCTAAAGCAATATCTGCTAGGAATAAGAAATGAAATGCCCAACCGCAACCTATGACATTGAGTTCAACTTAAAGAACCGAAATTGGGCTATCAAGAATGTTGACTATGGTCCTGCTAATCCTGAAGAGGAAAACGAAGAGTACTGGCAGAACCTTGCTGATATGTGGGATGTATCTCTAGATGATGTTCAAGAGATGCGATGCGGTAACTGCGCTGCCTTCATTCAAACCCCTGAGATGCTAGACTGTATCCTAAAAGGTATTGATGAAGAGACTGATGGCTATGCCAAAGATGTCCAAGGTGCGGCTAATCTCGGTTATTGCGAGCTATTTGACTTTAAATGTGCAGGTGAGCGTACCTGTGCCGCATGGTTATCTGGTGGACCTATCACCAAGAAAATGACCAAGAATCAGCAGAATATGTTGATGATGGCTAAAACAGAATACGAAATGAAAGATGAGGACTAAATGCCAGCATGGTTATTATCTTTACTAGGTTCTTTTGGAACTGAAGCGGGAACTGCTGCGGCAACCGAGCTTGGAGCACAGGCGGTAATGGGCGGTGGAGCGCCAGCATCTATTGGTTCTAGTATTGGCAATATGGTTAACCAACAAATTGCCCCAACAGTAGAAGCCTTTAAAGGCATCACAGATCCAAACGCCACAATGGGCGATATGGCTAACTCTGCATTTAAATACTCTTTTAATCCTAAAGAAGATGAGAAATCTCTCATGCTCCCGCAAGCAGGTATGGCATATGGTGGTATGGCTAACAATTACGTTGGTGGCATCCCTTCTTTACTACAGAATACTGGCTCTGGAATCCTCCCTTATATCGGCTCACGATAAGGAAATAATATGCAAGAAAACCCAATGTTGATGGCAGAAACCCTCCAAGGCCAAATGGAGGAAGATGAGGTAATGTCTGAAGAGCAACTTCAGGGCGTTATCTCTGCCGAAATTACTGATGCAATATCCTTTATTGATGATGACATTGGTGGCAATCGAGCATTAGCAACTGAGTACTACTATGGAGATCTCTTTGGTGACGAAGAAGATGGTCGTTCACAAGTAGTTTCAATGGATGTACGAGATACAGTACAAGGCATTTTGCCAAGCCTGATGCGTATTTTCTTTGGCCCAGAGCGTGTGGTTGAGTTTGCACCTCAAGGACCTGAAGATGTTCAGAATGCTGAACAAGCTACAGACTATGTTGACTTCATCTTCAAGCGAGATAATCCTGGCTTTAAGATTCTCCACTCAGCATTTAAAGATGCTTTGGTACGTAAGTGCGGTATTGTGAAGTACTGGTGGGATGAGTCTGTTGAAGTTCGTGCAGAGTCATTCTCTATGCTTGATGAACAAAGCATGATGATGTTGACCAGTGATCCCAATGTAGAGATCTCTGCGGTGCGTGAGTATCCAGTGCCTGGTACTGAGCCAATGAATGAAGCTCAAGGCATTATGACTCCACCACCCATGATGTACGATGTGGAGATCAAGCGCAGAATTAAATCTGGTAAGGTCAAGATTGAGGCTTTGCCACCAGAAGAGTTCTTGATTGACCGCAGAGCTAAATCCATTGAGGACGCTACTTTTGTTGGTCACAGAACCATGAAGACTGTTTCCGATCTAGTCGCTATGGGTTATGACTATGAAGAAATGGTTGAGCAGTCTGGTAATGGCAATGACTTTGACAACAACCAAGAATACACTTCTCGCAACCCATTTGCGGTAATCAGTACTGCAAACAATGGTGATCCATCAAGCAAGAGTGTGATGTACATTGAGGGCTACTTGAAGGTAGACTTTGATGGCGATGGCATTGCTGAAATGCGTAGGATTTGTACCATTGGTACAGGCAACAAAGTTATCCGCAATGAGATCGTTTCTGAGCGACAGTTTGCTGATTTCTGTCCAGATCCAGAGCCACATACATTCTTTGGTATGTGTCCTGCCGATGTTGTTATGGACATTCAGAGAATTAAGTCCAATGTTCAGCGTGGCATCCTAGACTCTTTGGCTCAATCTATACACCCCCGAACAGCGATTGTTGAGGGGCAAGCCAACATGGAGGATGTGCTGAACACCGAAGTTGGTGCGGTTATTCGGATGAGAGCGCCAGGCATGGTTCAGCCTTTCACCACTCCATTTGTTGGTCAAGCCGCATTCCCGATGTTGGACTACTTGGATGACATTAAACAGACCCGTACAGGCATTTCTAAAGCTGCCGCAGGGTTAGATGCAGATGCTCTCCAAAGCACCACCAAAGCCGCTGTATCAGCGACTGTCAATGCCGCTCATCAGCACATTGAGATGATTGCTCGTATCTTTGCTGAAACTGGTTTGCGTAAGCTATTTACTGGCATCCTAAAGTTGGTTGTTGAGAACCAAGATCGTGCCCGTATGGTGCGTTTGCGTAACACCTTTGTTCCTATTGACCCAAGATCATGGGATGCAAAGATGGATGTAATCGTTAATGTTGGTGTTGGTGATGGCACTATTGAAGACAGAATTAATATTCTTAATCAGGTAGCCGCCCGTCAGGAAATGTTGATTGAAAAGACTGGTCCTAATAATCCTGTTGTATCAATACCACAGTACACCAACACATTAACTAAGATGTTGCAGTTGGCAGGAATTAAAGATTCGGCTAATTACTTTAATCAACTACCTAATGATTTCCAGTTGCCAGAACCACCTGCACCAAAGCCAACTCCAGAGGAGATATTGGCTCAAGTACAGGCACAATCTATTCAAGCTGATATTCAAAAGAAAGCCGCTGAATTACAGTTAGATCGTGAAAGAATGCTCATGGCTGATGATCGTGAAAGAGATCGTATTGAGCAAGATGGTATTTTGCGTAGATATGAGCTAGAATTGAAATATGGTGTACAAATTCAAAGTGCGGAAATAGATGCCGCAATGAATCGTGACCGAGAATTAATTCGCCAACAAGCTGCAATGAGCCAGACGCAAGTCCCTCAACAGCCCCAACCAATGATGTAAATGGACGATCTAGAAATTAACCTCGCAAGAGGAGACAGAGCCAGACTACTTCTTGAGGATGAACTCCTCAATGAGATGTTAAAGCGAATTGAAGATGACTGTTATCGTGAAATCAGGTCTTCCAAATTGATGGAAGGTCCTATCAGAGAGCAAGCTTATTTGCTTTTGACCACGATAGACATTTTGAGATCTAAGTTACGCTCTGTCATGGATACAGGCAAGATGGCAGAAGTTGCCCTTGTTCGCAGACGGGGAAGACCCCCGAAAGCAGAATGATTGTTAAACTAAGAGGTAAATATGTCCGATAACGCACAAGCAGTCGGTTCGATTACAGTAAATCAAGCAGCGCAAAGCTTTGCTTCCATGCTAGACGCTCAAGAGGGTGTTGACACTGGTGCAGAGGCGCAACCAGAGGAGGAGCAATCCGAATCTGAGTCTGAGGAGGTGGAAGGTGCGGAGCCGCAAGACGAAGCATTGGAATCTTCTGAGGAAGTAGAGGCTAACGAGGAGGAATCCGAGGAAGAAGCTCCAAGGGATGAGAAGTTTATCGTCAAAGTTGATGGTAAAGAAATCGAAGTCCCGAAGGAAGAACTTATCCGAGGTTACCAACGAGAAGCTGACTACACACGGAAAACGCAGAAACTGGCAGAAGAGCGCAAATTAGTCGAGTCTGAGTTTCAGCAAGTACGTGCAGAGCGTGAAACATACGCACAGGTATTAGGACAATTACAGCAAAAACTGCAAGAGTTTGAGCCGCAAGAGCCTGATTGGAATCGTTTAGAAGTTGAAGACCCGACTGAATATGCCCGTCAATGGACATCACATCAGCGCAGACAGCAACAGAAATTCGCAGTTCAAGCAGAGCAGATGCGACTTAATCAATTGCGAGAAGTTGAAATGCAAAAGCAGATCAATACTGTTTTGGCACAGGAAACTGCAATTTTGAAAGAGAAAATTCCAGAGTGGACTTCTCCAGAGAAAGCCAAAGCAGAAGGAAAAGCTTTATTGGAGTACGGGCAGCAGTTGGGCTTTTCAGAGCAGGAACTGAACACAATTACAGATTCACGGGCATTACTGGCGCTTCACAAAGCGTGGAAGTATGACCAGATGATGAGTAAACGTCCAGAATTCCAAGCGAAGATTAAAAAAGCACCAAAGATGGCAACTCCAGGTTCAACAGGTAGCGTAAGTTCTAAGTCTAGTGATATAAATAACGCAAAAAAGCGTCTTGCACAAACAGGAAGCGTCAGAGATGCCGCATCCCTTTTCGAGAAATTTATTTAAGGATTTATCATGGCTGCTATTACCAATACCTATACCCGATTTGACGCTAAAGGCGTTCGGGAGGACCTTTCCAACGTTATTTATCAGATCTCTCCAGAAGAGACTCCATTTATGAGCAATGTTGGTCGTGAGAACGTCACCAACACTTTCTTTGAATGGCAAACAGATGATTTGGCCGCTGCGGTCACAACCAATGCACAGATCGAGGGCGATGACATCACCTCTTTCACAGCAGTTACAGCTACAGTTCGTTTGGGCAACTACACCCAGATTAGCCGTAAGGATGTAATCATTGCTGGTACATTGGAAGCTGTTGACAAGGCAGGAAGGCGCTCTGAGTTGAGCTACCAAATGGCTAAAAAATCTGCGGAAATTAAGCGTGACATGGAGGCCACAATGTTGGCTAACCAAGCCGCTGCCGCTGGTTCTACGTCATCTGCCCGTAAAACAGGCGCTTTGTTGGCCTTCTTGAAGACCAATACAAACGAAGGTTCTGGTGGTGGTGATCCTTCATACACAACCATTCCTGATGCAGCTCGTACTGATGCTACAACCACTAACTTGCGTTCATTCAGCGAGACATTGCTGAAAGACGTAATTCAGAAGGTGTGGACAGAAGGTGGCTCACCATCTATCGTTATGGCTGGTCCTGTTAACAAGCAGAACTTGTCTAAGATGGCTGGTATTGCTGGTCAGCGTTTCAACGTTACTGGTCCTAAGCCTTCCACCATCATCGGAGCCGCAGATATTTATGTTTCCGACTTCGGTAACGTGAGTATTGTTGCCAACCGCTTCCAACGTGAGCGTGATGTTTTCGTGCTTGATCCTGAGTACGCAAGCGTTGCTTTCCTGCGTCCCTTCCAGACAGTTGAACTGGCTAAGACTGGTGATGCTGAGAAGCGTATGCTCTTGTGCGAGTGGGGCTTGAAGATCAAGAACGAGAAGGCTCATGGCGCTGTCTATGACTTGAACTCAACAATTCAGAGCTAATCTGAAATACAAGGGGTGGGCTAATAACCCACCCTTTTTTTTATGACTACAAAAATCTTTGACATTAACTCAGAAATGGGAACCAAAAAGCTTTGGCATTACGATGCTGAAAAAGATGAGGCAACCATTGAAACAATTATTGATGCTACACAAGTAGTAGAAGCCAATAAAGAGAGATTTAATTCTTTTGATGAACGGGCTAATTGGAATGGAGATATGCACCATGTGGCATCTATCCCAATGGCTTTGTATTATCAAATGAAAGCCGAAGGTAAACTTGATGACCAAGCTTATATGAAGCGTTGGCTCAATGACCCTGATAATCGTGCATTTCGCACAAGACCTGGAGAAGTTTAATGGATAGTAAGACCATTGGAATTTTGGTTCCAACACGGGATTTTGTTAACTCTGGATTTGCTTTTGATTTAGCCAGATTGGTTGGATTTACAGTAGGTACATCTCACCACAAAGTAGTGATCTACACTAGCTCTGGCACATTATTGTCAGCACAGCGTCAGGACCTTGCTAGGGATGCCGTTGCCGCTGAATGCACACATACGCTATGGCTAGATAGCGACATGAGATTCCCCAAAGATACTATCTTGCGTCTTTTGAAGCACGATACTGGAATTGTCTGTGGAAACTATGCAAAACGTAGATTTCCTACTGAGCCAATTGCGGTGAAAAAAAATACCCCAGATATGGATGCAACATTTGTCAATCGGGTATATACTGAAGATAATTCAACAGGGCTTGTTGAAGTAGACTACTGCGGAATGGGTGTAATGCTCGTTAAATCCGAAGTCTATAAATCTATGGAATATCCTTGGTTTGCTATCCCTTGGGTTCCCGCTGCGGAAGACTACATTGGTGAAGATGTATGGTTTTGCCGTAGAGCCGCCCAAAATGGGCATAAAACATATGTGGATCAAGATCTATCAAAGCAGATCTTCCATATCGGGACGTTTGAATACAAACATGAGCATACACTAGCGTGTAGGGATGTAGAAAATGGCACTTGACACTTTTGCAGGGCTAAAGACAACGATAGCAGATTATCTGAACAGGGATGATCTGACTTCTATTGTTCCTAGTTTTATTACTCTTGCAGAGGCTAAATTTAATCGTAAGTTGCGTACCCGCCAAATGATTAAAAGGGCTACTGCAAGCATTGATACGCAATATTTTGCATATCCTGCAGATTGGTTACAGGCCAAAGAATTCCAACTAAATACAAATCCCATTGTCAGACTTGAGTTTGTAACTGAAGCTTATGGTGATAATTTAAAAGCAAATAACTATGTTGCCTCTGGAAAACCAGCATATTACACAATAACTGGTACTCAGATAGAGGTAATCCCAACACCAGATGGAACATACACTGGTGAACTGACATATTATGCTAAGATTGCTGCGCTAAGTGATTCAAACACAAGCAACTGGCTATTGGCATACGCCCCAGACTTGTACTTGTATGGTGCTTTATTAGAGGCAACTCCATACTTAAAAGACGATGAGCGTCTAGGTACATGGAGTCAACTGTACGCAAACACATTAAGCGACATTGAGATTGCAGATCAAAGGGCATCTGTTTCCTCAACTCCTCTTGTTCGAGCCCGTTCTTTGGGATAAAAAATGTCATCTTTTAGCGATTACACCGAAAATCTAGTACTTACCTGGTTGTTTACAGGTAGTTCAGCAACTCGCCCAACTGCTTGGTATGTTGGTTTGTTTACTGCCGCACCTAGTGATACAGGTGGTGGTACTGAAGTTTCTGGTAATGCTTACGCTAGGGTAGCGACAGGAACTATCTCAGGTTCTGGTACAGCCACTACTTTCAGTAACGCTGCCGCAATTGAGTTTGCTGCCGCTTCTGGTGGCAATTGGGGAACAATTGGTTGGGCAGGTATCTTTGATGCCAGTACTGGTGGAAACCTGCTTGCTTGGGCTCCTTTGACCACATCACGAGTAATTAACGATGGCGATGTGTTCCGCATTCCCGCAACTAGCCTGACTATCACTTTGACATAACATGGCTGCCTATGGTTCTGGCTATTATGGTGGAGGCAATTACTCCTATGGCGTAAGCCTTGGAGCCGCATCCATCAGTGATACCAGTACCATGACACTGGCGGCAAGACGCATCTGTATAGGTGCGTTTTCTGTTTCTGATACATCAACAGTAGCAATAACTGCGAATACTGTAAAGACTGCTAGTTTTGCAATTAGCTCTTCTAGTTCTGTAAGTGTATCTGCAAGACGGGTGGCTATTGGGGCTGAAGCTATATCTAGCTCTAGCTCCATGTCTGCTTCTGCAATTAGAGTTGGAATTGGTGCGGCAAGTATTTCTAGCGCAAGCAGTATGTCTGTTGCGGCTAGACGTGTTGCCATTGGAGCATTAGCGGCAAACGATGCCAGTACATTGGTAGTCAACGGGGTCAGAGTTGCATTTGCGGCAATGACTGTTGCTGATGCTTCAACAATGGTTGTTGGCTCTCAGGTAGTAGCTAACGCTCAGTTCCCGATAGTTGCTTCTAGCAGTCTGGTTATTAATGGACAAAGAAGACAGAGTGCTTCTTTAAGTATTTCTTGCATTTCAAGCATGAGTGTTTCTGGTAACTTAAAATGGTTGCCAGAGAATGATGTATCTGAGAGTTGGACTGCAATTAGCGATATAGACGAGACTTGGACTCCGATTACAGATGGATCTGAAACATGGACTGCAATTGATGATTCAAGTAAATCTTGGACTGCAGTGGCAGATAATAGCGAAACTTGGCAAATAGCCGCATAGAGGTGAAAAAATGGCAGATTCCACAACGACCAACCTAGGACTTACCAAACCAGAAGTTGGTGCTTCTACCGACACATGGGGTACTAAGATTAATACTGACTTAGATACAGTAGATGCTGTATTTAAGGGTGATGGCACTGGTACTAGTGTTGGTCTAAATGTTGGTTCTGGTAAGACATTATCAGTAGCAGGAACACTGGTTGTTACTGGTGCATCTAGCACTATTGATGCGACTGCCATTGGCGCTACAACAGCAGATACTGGTGCGTTTACTACTTTATCGGCTTCTGGTGCTGTAACCCTCTCTGGAGGTACTGCTAACGGAGTGGCGTATTTAAACGGCTCTAAGGTTGTTACAAGCGGTTCTGCGCTGAGTTTTAGTGGTACTACTTTTGCAGTCACAGGGGCTGCTGGAAGTCTTGATATAAACCCAACTTCAGGTTCACCAAACATTACTATCCGAAGTGGAAATACTTTCAGAGGCTACATTGAAGGTAACTCAAGTGGCGGTATGTCATTTGGTTCTGGGTCTTCTGCAACTATCGGCATGGTTTTGGATTCAAGCCAAAACTGTATTTGGTCACCTGCTGGCACAGAACAAATGCGCCTAACCAGCACAGGTCTGGGTATTGGTACAAGTAGTCCTGCTCAGAAACTTCATGTTGAAAACAATGCAAATTCATCTACTTGGATAAAAGTAGCCAACACCAATACTGGTTCTGGTGCAGCGGCTGGTGTTTTATTCACCAACAATGGTGGAGACTTAGGCGCTATTTCTTTGACGAGTTCAGCAAATAGCCCTGCCAATTCTTTGTTCTTGCGCTCATTGTCTACAAACACTTTAACACTTGGCACTAACAACACAGTCAACGCCACCCTCGACTCCTCAGGCAATCTAGGCTTGGGAGTTACTCCTAGTGCTTGGGGTGTATTTAAAGGCTTTGACATAGGTAGCAATGCCGCAATTTCCAATGGTGGCACTTTTGCTATTGCATCAAATGCGTATTACAACGGAACTTCTTGGATTTATAAAAGTACAGCCGTCTCAACGCTTTACCAACAACAAAGCGGTGCTCACCAATGGTACAACGCCCCATCAGGCACAGCAGGAAACGCCATTACCTTTACTCAGGCAATGACTCTGGATGCCGATGGCGATCTTGGTATTGGAAATACGAGCCCTGTGGCAAAGTTAGATGTAATTGGCGGTTTTGCATATGACGGCAATTTTTACCTTACTGCTCAATTTCGTAACGCCGCTACATCAGCCGAAAAAGGAATTTTGTTAGGCTACAACAACGCAGACACTTCTTCAATTATTGCTCCTGCGTATGCAAGCGGCTCTGGTGCTTTGGCTTTTTGGACACAAAATAATGTTACATGGGGCGAACGTATTCGTATAACCGCAGACGGTGGTTTGAGAATTAACGCAACAACAACCATTGGAAACGTAAGTGAAAAACTAACTGTTGTTAGCGATGGTGATACTTCTTTTTATCGTACTACCTCAGGGGGCGGAGGTGGTACTTGTTTCCATATAAACAGAACTGCTTCAACTGGTAATTTCTTGTACTTTACTTATGGAACTGGTTTATCTCCCGTTGGTTCTATAAATACAAATGGTTCAAACACTACATACAGTACATCCTCTGACTACCGCCTAAAGAATTCAATTGCCCCAATGACGGGTGCATTGGCTAAGGTTGCTCAACTTAAGCCCATCACTTACAAATGGAATGCTGATGGCTCTGATGGTGAGGGCTTTATTGCTCACGAACTTCAGGCTGTTGTGCCAGAGTGCGTAGTAGGTGAAAAAGACGCAGTAAATGAAGATGGCTCAATTAAGCCTCAAGGCATCGACACATCATTCTTGGTGGCTACATTAACAGCCGCCATTCAAGAACAACAAGCAATCATTGAATCACTCAAGGCACGTTTGGATGCCGCAAATCTGTAAGGACTGACATGACCATCCTGACACAAGAAGAAGCACACCGCTTGTTTGAGTACAAGGATGGTGCTTTATATTGGAAAGAGCGCCCTAGGTCTGATTTCAAAACTGATCTGTCGTTTAAACAATGGAATCCAAAACACGCGGGGAAAAAAGCGGGGTGTTGGTCTGGTCACCATGTGAGCGTTGGCATCAACAGAATACAACATCCATTAGCAAGAATTATTTTCTTAATGCACTATGGCTATCTTCCCGAAATCGTTGACCATGCTGATTGCAACCCAATGAATAACGACATTGGCAATCTTAGGGCAGCAACTAAAGCAGACAATCAGCGCAATGCTGGTATGTATGCTCACAACACTTCTGGAATTAAAGGTGTTATATGGGACAAAAGAAGTAACAAATGGATAGGTAGAATTAAAGTAAATGGTAAGTGTAAGCATCTTGGAACTTTTAAATCAAAAGAAGATGCTGGAGAATTTGTGCAATTGGCTAGAGAAGAGTTGCATGGCGTTTTTGCAAATCATGGTTTTTAAGGAGAATTAACATGAGCATAGTCTGGACAATCAGTAATCTCGACAGAGATACATCAAACAATTTTGTAACAACTGCACATTGGCAAGCAACTGCTACTGATGGCGATCACACAGCATCAGTTTATGCAACAGTATCGTGGGAAAGCGGTACGCCAGTTATTGCGTACGAAAACCTCACAGAAGCCACAGTCCTTAATTGGGTGTGGGAATCTGTCGACAAAGCAGCGACAGAGGCATCTTTGGCGGCTCAGATTGCTTTGCTGAAGAACCCTGTAAAAGCGTCTGGAACTCCTTGGAGTCAAGCATGAAATTAGAGTTGGAAACAAACGAAGTCCAATTCATCTTGAATGTATTGGGTGAGATGCCAGCTAAGTCTGGTGTATGGCCTCTGATTGTCAAGATCAAAGAACAGGCTGAAGCACAACTTCCTAAAGAGCCATCGGAGTGAATAATGCAAGAAGTTACCCATTCACAAATCTACGAAAGACTGCTTGCAGTTGAAGCCAAAGTAGATACCATTGATAAAAATACCAGTGATCTAGTAGGCGCTATTGAAGCGGCTAAAGGTGCTGTAAAGGTTCTTAACTGGATAGCCTCTATTGCTCAACCAGTTCTATGGGTTGGTGGTTTGATCGTGGCGGCTGGCGCTATTTGGCAAACTTGGATTAAAAAGTAATGTCTAGTCAGAAACAACTAGATGTACCACCAGTTCCTAATTTGGGAACTTCTGGTGTTTCTTACTCTCAAGAAGTACAGAACCAGAATAATGGCACATTGAGGTTGTTTTTCATTAAACTACTTAACGCTGTTCAAGCCTTAACTGCTAGAGTTGGTGGCAAGTACATCAACTTTCCTTATGGTGCGTTTCAAGACTCTACAGACCAAACTGCCGCTAGTACAACTGTTGCCTATGCGATTACATTTAACACAACAGATTTCTCTAATGGTGTAACTTTATCTAATTCTTCAAGATTAAACGTAAGTAACCCAGGTCTTTACAATTTACAGTTTTCCATTCAGTTTAAAAACACCACAAATGATGGTCAGGATGTGGATGTATGGTTTCGCAAGAATGGGACAAACATTGACAACTCAAACAGCAGATTTCACCCTCCACCAAGGAAAAGTTCAGGTGATCCTAGTCATATGATTGCTGCATTGAATTTCTTTGTTGACATGGCTGCTAATGATTACGTTGAGATTGTGTGGAGAACTGCTGACGTTGGTGTATCTATTGAAGCTTTTGGGACTAGCACAAGCCCAACTAGACCCGCAGTTCCTAGCGTTATTGCTACAATGAGCTTTGTTTCTAACCTACCTGATTGACAAAGTATGGCCTACATCCCGCTCCAAATTCCTCCAGGTGTATTCAAGAATGGTACAGAGTATCAGGCTAAAGGACGTTGGAATAGTTCTAACCTAGTTCGTTGGTTTGAAGGCACTATTCGCCCTGTTGGTGGATGGAGAAAGCGCACAGCCACTCAATTAACTGGTAAGGCTAGAGGTCTTCTTAACTGGCGTGACAACTCTAATAACCGAAGAATTGCCATTGGCACACACTCAAAGTTTTATGTTTTGAGTGAAAGCAATACTTTAACAGACATTACTCCTACAGGATTTACTGTTGGTGATGCAGATGCTGTTCAAAAGATTGGTTATGGCTATGGTACTTATGGAAGTTTTGCCTATGGTGTTGCTAGACCTGACTTAGGATCTGTAACACCCGCCACTACATGGTCTATGGATACATGGGGTGAGTATTTAGTTGCTTGCTCATCTAAGGATGGAAAGCTCCTTGAATGGCAGTTAGATACTGGTACAGATGCTGCCGCCATCACAAATGCTCCAACTGGTTGCACTGGTTTGGTTGTCACTCAAGAGCGTTTCTTATTTGCTCTGGGTGCGGGTGGTAATCCTCGTAAAGTTCAATGGTGTGACCAAGAAAACAATACTGTATGGACTCCTGCCGCCACCAACCAAGCGGGTGATTTTGAGCTAACAACTATTGGCTCTTTGCAGTGTTCTAAGCGGATTCGTGGTACTACCATCTTGTTTACAGATGTGGATGTCCATACTGCTACTTACATTGGCCCACCCTTTATTTACAGTTTTGAGCGTGTTGGTACGGGTTGTGGAGTTATCTCTAAACAATCAGTAGCGGCTACTGACAATGCTTGTATTTGGATGTCTGGATCAGGATTCTGGATATACGATGGTTTTGTTAAACCTTTGCCATCAGATGTCTCTGATTTTGTTTTTGGCAATCTGAACACTACCCAAGCCTCTAAGGTTTATTGCGTCCATAACTCAACATTTGGTGAGATTTGGTGGTATTACCCAAGTGTGTCTACCAATGAGGTAGATTCCTATGTGACCTATAACTATCGTGAGAATCATTGGTCTATTGGCACTTTAGATCGTACTTGCGGTACAGACAAAGGTATTTTCAGCAACCCTATTCTGGTTTCCTCAGATGGGTATGTTTATGAGCATGAGGTTGGCAACAACTACGACTCACAGACATTGTTTGCTGAGTCAGGACCAATTGAATTAGGTAATGGCGACAGGGTAATGAGTCTTACAGGATTAGTTCCTGATGAGAAGACTGCAGGTGATGTTAGGGCTAGTTTTAGTACTAAGTTCTACCCAAATACCACTAAATACACGCATGGTCCATATACCTTGTCTTCTCCTACATCAGTTCGTTTAACTGGTAGACAGATTGCAGTAAAGATTGAAGGTGTTGCTTTAACTGATTGGCGAGTTGGTGTTATCAGATTTGATGGGAAACCTGGCAGTTTGAGATGATTGACTACGAGAAATATAAAGTAGATGGTGAACTACCACTATGGGCTGTATATTTTAAAAAAGTAGAGAAAATTTTAGAACCTGCTTTAGAATACGATAATACGCATAATATGCAAGATGTAGCCGACTGTATTGACAGTAGTACGATGCAATTATGGACAAGTGATAACAGCGCAGTAGTCACTCAAGTGCAGATATTCCCAAGAATGAGGGTATTGCACATATTTTTAGCGGCAGGTGATCTAGCAGATCTAGAAACTATCACCCCCCGTATTCAGAAGTTCGCTGAAGACATGGGATGCCAAAAAATCACCCTGACAGGACGTAGGGGTTGGTCAAGAACTTTTGTATCTAAATTTAACATGAAGCCAACACATTATTGGCTTTCTACGGAGGTGTAATTATGTCTGGTGGTTCTAGTCAACAAACAGCGCAGCTTGATCCTGCATTGCGTGATGCTTACTTGCAAAATGTGCAAACATCCAGAGATGTTGCAGGAGAATTAGCTCCTCGCCAGTTTGCGGGATACAACCAAGATCAAGCACGTGCAACTCAGTTAACCAGAGATTTTGCTAATCCAAACAATGCCATATTCCAAGGTATTGGTGCTTCATTTGATGTCGCCAACAGAGCGGCAAACTATCAGCCTCAAAATGTTCAAGCACAACAATTTGGTGGCGCTCAAGTAGCTCCATCTGCTATGGCGGCTCAGACAGGCTATAACCCTGCTACGGCTCAATCAGCTTCTGCTGGTCCTGCTACACAAGCACAAGCCACTGGTTATCAGTCTCTTGGTTTTACTGGTCAACAGGCAGGTCCTGCCGCTACCGCTAGGGGTCAAGGCTATACCTCATTAGGATTTACTGGACAACAAGCAGGTCCTTCAGCACAGGCTCTTGCCGCTCAAATGAATAGAGATACTGTTCGTGAAGTTGGTGCGGCAGGTGTTTCTGGTCAACAAGTAGCCTCTACTGCTCTGGGTCAGATTGCTCCACAAGCTCGTCAGAATATTCGTGATGTACAGGCAGGTTCATTCTTAAACCAGAATGTTCAGCAGTACATGAATCCTTATACTGAAGAAGTCACAAATCAATCTTTGAGAGATCTAGAGCGTTCTAGACAATTGCAACAACAACAGACTGCTGCTAGTGCTACTGCGGCTAAAGCCTTTGGTGGTTCACGCCAAGGTGTTGCTGAAGCAGAGACTAATCGAGCCTTTGGTGAGAATGCCGCTCGTTTGGTTGCCCAACAGAACGCTGCCGCTTACCAAGCCGCTCAACAAGCTTCTGAGGCTGATTTGTCTAGAGCTATGCAAGCTCAACAACTTAATCAAGCACAAGATGCCGCCACTACCCAACAGGCTTTGGCTCTGTCTGGTCAGTTTGGTTTGGCTAACCAAGATGCAAGTCTACGTGCGGCATTGGCTAATCAAGGTGTTGATGTCAGTACTGGTCAGGCTAATATGCAAGCTCAACAGCAAGCTAATCTGGCTAACCAAGCGGCTCAAAATCAGATGGCACAATTCAATGTTGGTAACCTCCAACAAGCAGGATTGGCCTCTCAAGCTGCGGCTAATCAGGCGGCTCAGTTTGGCGCTCAAGCAGGTAATGTTGCAGACTTGTCAAACCAAGCGGCACAAAACCAAATGGCTCAATTTAATGCCCAACAGCTTCAGCAAGCAGGTTTGTCAACTCAAGCCGCTGCCAATCAAGCCGCTCAGTTTGGTGCTGGCGCTCAAAACACTATTGCCGCACAGAACGCTGCTGCTCAGAACCAGATGGCTCAGTTCAATGCGGGCAATCAACAAGCAACCAACTTGGCAAACATGGGTGCTTTGAATCAAGCAGGTCAGTTTGGTGCTTCTGCATTTAATCAGGCAGGTTTGGCTAACCAAGCGGCAATCAATGCGGCTAATGCTCAACAAGCAGGTTTGACACAACAAGCAGGTTTAGCTAATCAGCAAAACTTCTTGCAAGCAAACTTGGCTAACCAACAAGCAGGTTTAGCGGGTAATCAGCAGAACTTAGCTGCCGCAGGTCAAATGGCAGGTATTGCTCAGAATGCTCAACAGATGGGCTTCCAAGGCGCTCAGAACTTGGCGGCTCAAGGTCAATTCCAACAGCAGTACACACAACAGCAATTGGATGCAATCCGCAATCTGCCTTTGGAACAACAACAGATTATCAATCAGGCGTTGGGACTCAACATTGGTGGTGGATCTGGAATGCAAACAACTTCTGGTTCACGCCAAGGTTTGCTTGGTGCGCTTGGTATTTAAGGAGTTTATATGGCTTTCAATTTTGGTTTGCTGTCTGATGCGGCACTTACTGGTCTTAGTGATACTGAGAAAGAAAGTTTGCAAAAGCAAGCAACAACTCAGTTCTTGCTAGGTTCTTTGTTAAGCAATGATGCTTCAATGGGTTTAAGGTCTGCTTTGTCTGTTCCAGAACAGTATTTGAGTGGTCAGAAGTCTATTAATGAGATGCAACAGAGAGCGGCTGATCGTGCCGCTGTGAGCAATTTCCAAACTAAGTATATGCCTACTCAGTTTAATGAAAACAGTCCACAGTACATGGGCCCTGTTACGCCTGATGTTTTGCAACAACAAGAAGATTTAAAGAGTGCAAGAGCAAGAGGTTTGCCATTTAACATCCAAAGCGCTTTACAAGATGTATTGAGCCTTCCTACTGCAAGCCAAGGCGCAATGCGAGAGACTATTTCTGCTTTGCAACCTAGAGTGCAAGGTGATTTATTGCTAAACCCAAATATGGAAATATTGCGTGGACTGCCGTCACAAAAAGATGGCATTACTTCTCAATTTAATCCATTGACAGGTGGTTATTCTGCGGCTCCTGTGCAGAATTATATGCAATCTAAGATCCAATCAACGCCTCCAGAAGTATCTCCTAATACGTTCCTAGCTCCAGTTCAAGGTGGCGGTTTTGTTCAGCAAGCTATTCCAGGCGCTGCAAATGCTGTTCAAACTATTAAGGCTGCTGAAGCTGTTGGTCAAGCCGCAGGTCAAGTTGAGCAAGTCATTGGTCGTGATGGCAAAACATATTTTGTTCCCAGATCTTCTCTTCTTACTCAGCCTCCTAGTACTGGTACTGCTGGAACTACTCCAGCAACCGCAGCTCCTGCAGGCGCAGTAGCCAAGATTTCTCCTGCTCAAGAAGCAGTAAATCTAGCAACATCAAATCGGTACAATGAGTTTACAAAAACTGCTCTTGATGCGGCATTAACTGTTGGTGATCGAAAGGTTTCTGCTGAGTATTTATACAACGCTGCAGAACAACTTGACCCCAATAAACTGACAGAGTTTTTTGCAACAGGTGGAGCTTACATAAGGGCTATACCTGGTGTTGGCGATAAATTTGACTCTTTGGTAGGTAATGTTAACTTGCTGAACAAGACACGTTCTGAAGGTGTTCTGAAGGGTTTGAGCAACATTAAAGGCAATGCTAACGCATTTGAAGGTGGTATTGTTGACAAAGCAACTACTGGTGTAACCGATCCTAAGTTTGTAACCAAGTATGTGTCTGCTCTTGAAATTGCTGCAGCAGATAAAGATGATGCTCGTCAAAGATTTATTGATGCCTACAATGGTGATCCAAAGAATGTTTATACGGCATGGGCTAACTCTCCTGACAATCCTCGTTTGTATAACCATCCAAAGGTTAACCAATTCCTTAATGAGCAAATTGCCGCCAATCCAACCAAACCAGTTTTACCCGCAGGTTTCCAACTTGTACAAGGTAAATCTGGTAGATATGGAATTAAAAAGCCAGATGGTTCTGTAATGCCAGTGGGTCAATAAGATGGCAACTAAAGACGAAATCTTTGCATTTGCTACTCAGGAAGCGGAGCGTCAAGGCGTACCCGTTTCACTGGTGCAAAATGTTATTGAGGCTGAGTCTGGTGGTGCGTTTAACGCTATTGGTCCTAAAACAAGATTTAATGATCGTGCTTATGGACCTATGCAGTTGATGAGTGCAACTGCTAAAGATCTTGGTGTCAACCGAATGGATTGGAAAGATAACATCCGAGGTGGTGTTAAATATCTTGGTCAACTATCACAAAGATTTCAAGATCCTACATTGGTTGCTGCCGCTTATAACGCAGGTCCTGGCAATGTTGAGAAGTATGGTGGTGTTCCTCCATTTAAAGAAACACAAAACTACGTAAAGAAGGTGGTTGGTATGGCAAATAAAGATGACGAAGATTGGAAGCCTGTATCTGGCATCAATCAACAACCAGTAGCAAATACAGCAACTACTCAACAATCATTGGCTAATGAAGATTGGAAGCCTGTAACTGGTGTAACCACTACTACAGCACCTCCACCTCAACAAACTGGTCAAAGCCAATTTTTACAAGATGTACAAGCTAGTTTTAACCCAATGGATGTTTTGCGTGGCAAGACTACTACTGGACAATTAATCAGAGGCACTGCTGGTTTAATGGCTAGTGGCATAACTGGTGGCCTCAGTAAGCTTGGTTTTTCTGATGAATACCTTGGCATTGATCGCACAAAACAACAACCTGCACCACAACCTACTCAGTCTATCGGTGACATTCTAAAAGGTACATATCAAGTTGCCACACAACGTCCAGGTCTTCTTGTTGGTGGTATGGCTACAGGTTTACTAGACCCTGCAAACTTGGTTTTGCCTGGTGCTATGCAGAAATCTATTGTTGCTTCAACGCCTACTGCAATTGCTCAAGCCGCACCTAGAACTGTTGCATTGGCTCAGAATGTTGCCGCAGGTACAGGTACTGCAGGTTTAACTTCTGCCGCACAACAACAAGCTACTACAGGAACTATTAATCCTGCTCAAGTGTTTAATGAAGCGGCAGTTGGTGGTTTATTGACTACTCCTACTGCTTTGACAGGTGCTATAACAACACCTAGAGCACCTGCTAATTTGACACAAAGACAACAGATTGCACAAGAGGCTATCAATCAAGGTGCAACATTACCTCCAACACAAGTCAATCCAACTTTCTTAAACAGAATGTTAGAAGGCTTTTCTGGAAAACAACAAACTGGTCAAGTTGCATCAATTAAAAATCAAGAAGTTATTAATACTCAAGCTCGTAAAGCATTGAACTTGCCTGAAGACACTGTAATTACCCCGAAAGTTTTGCAAGACTATAGAGATGTTAAAGGTCAAGCTTATGAGGCATTAAAGTCAAACAATGCTTACTACACTGATAAACAATTTATTACAGATGTAAACAAGCGCACAAATGATTTGCAAAAGTTAGCGAATACAACAGATGTTTCTGCTGAACTCAATGTTTTAAATGGCTTGAAGCAAATGAGTTTTGATGGTGTTGGACTTGTTGAGCAAATGAAGCGTTTGAAGTTTGATGGCGAAGCAAATTCAATGTCTTTGGATCCTGCCAAGAGAAGTCTTGGACAACAACAAAAGTTTGCCGCTAGACAATTGGAAGATCTTGCAGAGCGTAATTTGCAAAACTTCAAGCAACCTGATGTGATGAAAAACTTTAAGCAAGCTCGTCAAGATATTGCTAAAAGCTACACAATTGAGAAGTCATTGAATGCCGCAACAGGAGATGTCTCTGGTTCTGCATTAGGCCAAAGAGCTGCCGCAGGAAAAATTGTTCCTAGCGAACTTCAGGCTTTAGCAAATGCCGCTGCTGCCTATCCGACTGCTTTCCAAAATACTGCTCGGATTGGTAGTGTTCCTGGCATTAGTCCATTAGATGTGGGAGCCGCAGGTGTTGCCGCTGCATCTGCAAGCAATCCTACATTGCTAGGCACTGTATTTGGCAGACCAGTAGCAAGAGCAGGTATTACAAGCGGTATGTACCAACGCAATATGCTACCAAACACTCAGCCTCAAACACCTGGTTTACTCAACAGGATCACTTCTAATCCTATGACTAGCTATGGTTTAGGCCAGTTGCCAGAGTATGGTACTGAGCGTTTCTTGTTAAACAGATAACATGAAAGACTGGCTGCTTGCATTCATTGCGGCAGTCAGTATGGTTGCCCTTGTCATTTGGAGTTTATCCATAATAATTTGGGCTTGGATATGATTAGTTTTTTACTGGCTGTATCTATTGAATACAGGTGTGTTAAGTGGACTTGGGTTGGAGATGTTTACAACCGCAGGGTCTACTGTATTGAATGGAAAAAGGTAGAGAAGAAATGATTGATCCAATCACAGCTCTAAATGGCCTACAGAGTGCCATTTCAATGGTTAAGAAGGCTAGTAAGGTAGCCAATGATTTAGGCGGTCTTGCCCCGATGATTGGCAAGATGTTTGACGCTAAAAGTCAAGCAACCAAGGCTATGCTTCAAGCAAAGAGGGAGAAGAAAGGCTCGAACATGGGAGCCGCTCTCCAGATTGAGATGGCACTAGAGCAAGCCAGAGCCTTTGAAGAAGAGTTAAAGATGTTGTTCATGCAGACAGGCAAGATTGATGTCTGGAACAAGATCAAGGCTAGACAAGCTGAGATGGACAGGGATGATGCCAAAGAGATGGCAGCGTTGAGAGCCGAGGAAAAGAAGGCCAAGGCCAAAGAAGAGGAAATGCAAGAAATAGCCATGATTATTGGCGGTATTGCTTTTGTTCTACTACTGGTCTTTATTGGTATCAACGAGTTGATGAGCCTATGTCCGAAGGGCGGTTGTGGTAGATGAACGAGTACCAGAAGCAATTCGACTTGTTTTGCAGGGTGTTCTGCTACGGGTGCGCTGCTTGGTGGTTTCTAGGATTCTTGAGGTTCTTGCCTGATGATTTGTCAGACAAGATTGTTAACCTTTTACTTGGAAAGATTGGGTTATGAAAATTACCACTTATCAAGAGAATGCTCGTATGCTATGGGAGGCTCATAGGGTGATCCACCAACAAAATATGCAAAGGTTGGCAGAGTTGAATCATCAAGTCCAACACCAACAAAAAGCCCAAGAGATTAAGACTCAATGGGTTAAGGCTTCTCAAGTGGATGTAATGGCATGAGATATTTGTTCTTAGTGTTACTTTTAACTGGATGCAAAGATGTTTATCGATATCCATGCCAGAACCCAGACAACTTCCATTTAGAGCAATGTCAGAAGCCTAAGTGTCTATTTACTCAAATGTGTCCAGAATATCTGGTAGCACCAATCTTGGAGAAAAAAGTTAATGATGTCCAATCAGAAAAACCTAACCCCTGAAGACATTGAAGTACGAGTTTGGGGCTTTGTGGTTGTCATAGTCACCCTGATCTTGTGTTTTATTGTTATTGCACTTTTGTACTCTGTCACCTTTGTGACACAACCAATTAAGTCAATGGCTCCTATTGACCAAGCATATACCAAGATGTTGAACGACATTGTTCTGCTGATTGTTGGTGGAATTGGTGGAGTTATGTCCAAAAGGGCTGTAGGAGCGGTTAATAACGCCATCAAGCCTTCAAATCCACCTAGTACAACACAACCTACCTGCCCACCACAAACGAGCGTTACAAGCGTTTCTGGTCAACAACCAACTTATACATGGACAGCGCCTTCCAGTGACCTTCCTAAGTGGGTTAATCCTGAGTTGGATGAATCTTGGACTCCACCACCACCGCCAAGCACTCCTCCAGACCACATGGAAGACAATGAATATCGTGAGCATTTAGCTATGGCAAGAAAAGAGGTTGACTAATGTTTGGCATACCACTTCCTTGGCTACTGGTTGGGTCATTCGTGATCTTATTTGGTACATATCGTGGTGGATACCATTTCGGTTGGTCAGATCGTGATGCTGAAATGCAGATTGAGATTGCTCGCAAAAATGAGGAATCTCGTCAGACTGAACTGAAACTTACTGAGCAAATTAATTCTACTGCTACCAAACTTCAGGAGACTACAAATGTTGTCAATCAAAAACAAAGTGCTTTGGATGCTGCCATTCGTGCTGGTAGGGTGCGCCTCCCCACCGCCAGTTGTGTACAAGCCCCCGCAAGTACCCCCGCTGCCCCCACAAATCCAGAAACAAGAAGTGAACCTGACAGACAGGTTGACCAAGCTTCTGATGCCGAGCGAGCAACCCTCCAAGCCATCGCAGAAATAGTTGCCCAGGGTGATAGAAACACTGCCCAACTAAATGCCTGTATTGAGGCTTACGATAATGTAAGGAATTTGTTAAATGGTAAATAAAGAACAACTTGCAAAGCTACACATTGGTGAGCAATGGGTTGATGCTTTGAACGCAACTTTTGAGCGTTTTGATATCAGCACTCCAGTACGCCAAGCATCATTTATTGGTCAATGTAGCCATGAGTGCGGTAATTTTAAAATCTTAGAAGAGAACTTGAACTATCGTGCAGAGGCTCTACAGAAGTTATGGCCTAAACGCTTTGATGCTACCAAAGCACAGATGTGCGCTCGTAACCCAAAAGCTATTGCCAATACTGTTTACAGCTCACGTATGGGAAACAGGGATGAAGCCTCTGGTGATGGATATCGTTTCAGAGGCAGGGGTTGTATTCAGTTGACAGGCCATGCTAATTACTATCATGCAGGGCAAGCTTTAGGTGTGGATTTTGTGATGGAGCCTGATTTGGTTGCCACTCCAATGTATGCGGCTCTCACTGCTGGTTGGTTCTGGAATACCCAGAAACTCAACCAATTTGCAGATGTTCGAGACTACAAAACCATGACCAAGAAAATCAATGGTGGTTTTATTGGCCTAGACGACAGGATTAAACACATAAATCACGCTATGCAGGTTCTGACTGCTTAACAAATATCCCATATTCATTGAGATATCCTTTGCGGTCCTTGATTTCTAAATAAGCACCTTTTAAGCAACTTACAAGATCAAGGTCAATACAAGCACAACCCAAGATAAGTGTCACCAAGATGTCTCCATAGGCATCCTTGATGGCCTCTCTATCTTCATTGTTGATAGCGTCAAACAATTCATCTAACTCTTCTTTAGTTTTGAGTGCTTGAGCAAATGCTGTGCTGTTCTGGACGATGCCACGAGCCTCACCCCATCTAATTACATCAATTTCTACATCTGCATAACTCATTTTTTCTCCTTAATCCATATGCAATCAAAACAAACTTTCATCATCCATCTAACAAACCAGTTAGGCTCACAATCTTTTCTTGGGTGATAAACAATTCCATCATTTAATTCTGGTTTATTGCCAAACATATAACATTTCCAGACAGACCTTTCTGGAATATGAAATGAATATGTTTTTTCAGAATTTATGTATGCAAAGGGACTTATTTCTTCACTCATGCTGACCACTCTCTCTCATTTCTACCTGAGTTTGATTTAACTGTTTTGCCAGTTAATTGGATAAGCCCTAAGACTTTCATTTCGCTTAAGCGTCTAGCGACTTGATTACCATCTAGGTCTGTCAATGCAGCTATGCCATCTTTGCCAAGCGCACCATGTGTTCTTAGGCACTCTAGAATGACCTGGTGATGTTGTTTAGCAGACTCTTTAATCTGGTCTGCCGCCTCAAAAGATGTCACTGGATCTGAGCTTCTTACTCGTGGAAACTCACCAATTGGGAACATCGTCTTAAACATTTTCTTATAGTCCATCATTAACTCCTGTTGAATTGTGGTGAGGCTACTCGCTGCGTCTGTGCGTAATCAGAGGCTTTTGATCGCAACTGGCACAGCATCCGCTTTCGCCTCGTAAACTTTAAAAGGGTACGTCCGAATCATCAAAGCCTGTTGATTTAGACCTTGCTGATGGCTTCTCTTGTTGTTCTTTAGGTGAGAGTGCTAGTCCCATGAACTTACCGCCCTTACCTTCTTTAATCCATGCAGATAGCCAAAAATCTTGACCATTTACTGTAATATTTCCTTTGTAGTCAGGGTGGTTACCTGTCTCTTTTTTATCGTTCTTAAAAAGAACGCCACTGTTATCTCTCTTGTCCATTAAATTTCCTTAGCTTTCTTTAATGATGAACGCACTTTACTGGGGAGGAGTGTCCACAGGGCAATCTTTTGTTGATCATCCAAGTTTTCTCCTTCCAACTTAACCCAAGCTGCCTTGGGATCACCTTGCTCACAAGTAGCAATCAGTTCAACTGCTAACTCTTGCAAGTACTGTAATTCCTCTGGAGGAATATTGTCTGTTGCACCTTGTGTTGGTGTGATGACCACTTTATCTGGTCGTCCACCCTCTTCTGGAAGGTCCTCACCTGCATAGATGTATAAACCGAGTCCATGCAAGCTAAGTGCTTTTGTCATACAACGCATGATGGCTGTATTGACTTGGAAAGCATCAGGATTGGGTATGGCTTTATTCCGATAGTCCATCACAGGAAGTTGGCAGGTCATTGGTTTGCCAAACATGGTGGCAGTAACAAATACCATTGCCGTACCATTGATGTCCATGAAACACTTGTCACCAAACATTTCTACCTTGTAGGACGCTGTAGGATCAGCTTTGAGAGCCTCTGCCCATGCCCAAGCCCATGACAAGTAGGTAAGGTTGTTTTTCTTCTCTGTATGAGAATTAACATCTTTTTTAAGTAACGCCTCTATTGACATATTCACTCCTTTAAAAATTATTGTCTAACTCTTCATCAATGATTGCTTTTTGATCTTCAATGTCTAGATCTTTAAACTCTACCCAGTGATTCTCTTGGCAGCAGTGCCATTTGTCGCCTTTTGGCTCCATGCAGTAACAGCAATACTGAATATCAGAAAATTGCTCTCTATATTGTTCAAACAAGCTTTTCATTGGATACGCTCTACCTTTTTTGCTAACAAATACTTGTCACCTAAGTGACGTACTGAACGAACCCATTGGCGCTCGTATGATCTCTTTGTCTGCTTGTCAACGCTATATCCTTGAAACAATTGACGCACATGACGGAGTACTTGAACATTCATTAACCTTCTCCTGTTTTGTTAAGGTGTATGGACTGTAAACTACTTTTTTCAATAAAAATACTAGGACAAACCCTAATAGACAGGGCCATTAAAACTCTTATATTTACCGCATGAACATCGAACAAATTGAACAAAAATGTGCTGAAACATTGCTTGATTACGCAATCACAATGTGCAGTGCATACGTGGACGAACCAGAGGACTTTAATGCCGCTGTAGTCGCTCTTTTAGCCAGGGCTTTAGAGAATCATCTAAACCGCCCAATTAATATTCAGGAAATGTACCAATGACTCAAGCCATGATCATTAAAGCTCTACAGAATGGGCCACTTACTTCACAAGAAGTATGTGATTTAACAGGAATGCCTAAATCATCTGTATTGTCCACAGCTAAGAAGTTGAGATACAAAGGTGAGCTAACTACAGAAGAGGTCAAGGTAGGCCGATATAGAGTTGCCAGGTACACCCTTGCAGATCACCTGATTGAGAGCAAGCCAAAAGACGAAACTCGCTGCTTACTGAATCCTTTCGACATTCGTAACGCCAAGGGCATCTTTAGTAAATCAGAGTATGCGGTGATGAATGCACAGGCTAAACGATTGCTTGGCAGACCAGTCAAAAAAGAAATTACCAACAATCAATTTATTTAAGTTTACAGTAGGCTTTTTTAAGTTTACAATGTTTTGAAACACGGCTAGATGGGGGGTAGCTACCCCATCGAAAAGAGAACTCCCCTCCTGCCGCAGTTTCTTTCTGGGAGATTTGCGGAGATGCTTAAATGCGTACAAAAACTTATGCCGAAAGGCTATTAGACCCTCGTTGGCAACAATTACGCTTGCGCGTTTTTGAGAGAGATGGCTGGAAGTGTCATGCTTGTAAAAAAGAAAATAAAACACTAAATGCTCATCATGTTCAATATCATCCATTTGCTGAAGGCCCGTGGGATTACGATATTGAATCAATCATAACTTTGTGTTCAGATTGTCATGCAGATGAGCATATGGACTTGGATTCTGCTAAAGCCAATTTAATCATTGCATTGACTAAAAAAGGTTATGTAACTGCATATGATTTTGATTGTTTTACAACACTAATTGAAACGGATGGCAAACCATGAAACGCCCATCTTTTCAATTTTACCCAAGCGATTGGTTGCGTGATACAGCATTGCGTTCATGCTCAACTGGTGCAAGAGGATTATGGATTGACATGATTTGTTTCATGCACGAAGGAACTCCTTATGGTTATCTAAAGGTTGCAGATAAGGTTATCCTTCCATCAAACCTTGCTCGTATGGTTGGAGAGTCTGTAGAGGTTGTTGCTGATTGGTTGCTTGAATTACAAGAAGCTGGTGTTTATGACGTTGACAATGGTGCGATTTTTTCAAGACGCATGATTCGTGATGAGGAATTAAGACAAAAGCGTGCAGAAGGTGGAAAACTTGGTGGAAACCCTAATCTTAAGGTTAACCATGAGGTTAAACAAAAACCAACCCCTTCATCTTCATCTACATCTTCACCTTCTAAAAAGAAAGATGATGCAACTAGCGTTGCTTTTGTTTTGCCAGATTGGATTGAAAAAGAAACTTGGGATGCTTTTGTACAAATGCGGAAGCGTATTGGTAAGCCTCCTACTGACTATGCCAAGAAGTTAATTGTTGCCAAGCTAGAACGATTTAAGGCTAATAATCAAGATATTAAAGCTGTACTGGAAAAGTCAATTACTTCTAGTTGGCAAGATGTTTTTGAAATTAAGGGAAACCCTGCTGACAACATAAGGCTCACAGTTCCATCAAAGAATGAGCCTGACCCTGCATTGGAAAAGATTAAAGCTGATGCTTTGAAGGCTGCACCTATTCCACTAGAAGTTTTGGCAAAAATGGCTGAGTTAAGGAGAAAGGCATGATCCACTATCACGGCTTGCCAATTACCCCATTAACAGCCTCTGTCAAAGCAATTGAAAATGGTCATGCGTTTGTGTCGTTTGCTCATTCTGACCAGCTTTCAACAGCAATTGAGGTGTGTCAGTCCTTTGCGATAGACAACGGAGCATTCTCTGCCTGGCGATCTGGGAATCCAATCCAAGATTGGCAACCTTTCTACGATTGGTCACTAAATCTCAAAAAAGTCCCTTCTTGCGACTTTGCGGTGATTCCTGACGTTATTGATGGAACTGAAGCAGACAACGATGCCTTGCTAAAAGACTGCCCGCTGCCGACATGGTTTGGCGCACCAGTTTGGCATATGCATGAATCCCTTGAGAGACTTGAACAACTTGCAAACACTTATTTGCGAGTCTGTATTGGTAGCTCTGGGGAGTTTTCTACAGTAGGAACATCAAACTGGTGGGTCAAGATGAGTCAAGCCATGAGAGTCATTTGTGATGACATGGGAAGACCTGCTTGCAAACTGCATGGTTTAAGAATGCTAGACCCTGCAATTTTCACCAAATTACCATTTTCATCAGCTGACAGCACAAATATTGGCAGAAATGTTGGTATTGATGTGCATTGGAAGCATGGAAATTATTTGCCACCAACTAAGGAAGCAAGAGCGCAAGTCATGCGTTCTAGGATCGAGGCATTTAATGCCCCTTCTCAATGGAATTTTTATCAACCAATGGAACAGGAAACACTTTTATGATTTTTGCTTTAATTACATATGCCGTGGCAATGATTGCCGCAAACCTTTTGGTGGCTACATTTGGGCCAGCAATCAGCCCAATAAACGCTTTTTTACTGATTGGATTAGACCTTACATTGCGTGATTGGCTTCATGTTCGACTTAAAACATGGCAAATGGGAGGCTTGATATTGGGAACAGGTGCTTTAACCTATTTGTTAAACCCTGCGGCAGGAATGATTGCAGTAGCTTCTGCGGTATCGTTCTTAGTGGCGGCTTTGGTAGATTGGGCAGTTTTTGTAAAAACCACAGGCTCATGGATCAAACGAGCCAATGTTTCAAATACTGCTGGCGCTGCCGTTGACTCTTTGCTTTTCCCAACTATTGCGTTTGGCGTTTTGATGCCTGAAATTGTTGCACTTCAGTTTGTAGCCAAGGTTTCTGGCGGTGCTATTTGGTCTTATGTTTTAGAGAAAAAACTAAAAAATGTCCCACTTTGAAGCAATGAAACTGTTGGACAAGGTTAAGGAGGGTGTTCCTTATCCTCTCCATCTGATAAACAAAGCACTGGAGCTTACTGGTGACCTGGAGCAGACGTAACATACAAAGCCCAAGCGATAGGGTAATCCTTGAGCAAGCAGAAGCAAGGGAACTCTATCGCAATTGGGAATCATCTAAGAATCGTGATCTCATTCGTGCCAGGCTTGAGAGAGCAGAGCGTATTTATGGTGCTGGCGCTAGAGACAGGATCCGTTTTTATATGGCACAAATGAGAGATGGGACACTTGAATGACAATGATGATAACTTTTAAAGTAGACGCTGACCCTGTTGGCAAACAAAGAGCAAGGTATGCCAAACGTGGAAACTTTGTCCAAACTTACACCCCTGACAAAACAAGAAACTATGAGTCTTTAATCAAAGAAGCCGCAATAGAAGCAATGGGAACTAGCGAACCATTGGAAACCCCTGTAACGCTGTATTTGTACATCAGAGCGCCAATCCCTAAGTCTTTGCCCAAAAAGCGCATAGAAGCCTGTTTAAAAGGCTTAGAGAAGCCAATTAAGAAGCCTGATGCATCCAATGTGCTTAAAAGTGTGGAAGACGCTATGAATGGAGTTGTTTACAAGGATGATTCTCAGATCGTGAATATCCATGTTTCAAAGGTTTATTCAAGTGTTTCAGGAATAGATGTTTGCATAAAAGAATGCTTGGATTAGGGTAAGTCCCAATACAAAACCTTGCAAAACAAGACTAACATTTAATTTTTAACAGGAGTGAATGATGGAAAAAACTTGGGAATTTGACACAACCACAGGCGAAGGTAGTGAGATCGTCACAGTAGTTTACGAGTATGAGAACGATGGTGAGACAACCTATAACGAGTCAATCAAAGAAGTTTGGTTTGAGGGTCGCAATGTCGTAGGGCTATTCTCTGACGAACAATTTAAAGAGCTTGAAATGGAAGCTGCAATGCGTTTCCATGAACACAAGAGTAACTACAAACAAACCTACGAGCCATGATGCTAAATTGCAAACCATCTCATCCAGATACAAAGTGTGCAAACTGCAAAAGGCCATTGTCTGAGCATAAAACGACAGTTCATGTCATTAACAGTAAAGACAAGGCTTGCATCTATATACCTATATCTTTACAGGTGAAGACATGACGCAAAACGAAATTACTAAGATAGCTAAAAAAGTTGGATTTTCTGATGAGGAAATTGATAAATGTCAATTGATGTTTGAACGCTTTGCTTTTCTTGTGGCACAGAATGAGCGTGAGGCGTGTGCAGTAGTGTGTGATGATCTTTGGGAAGATGACGGTACTGCATATGAATGTGCCGAAGCTATCCGAGCAAGGGGACAAGCATGAAATGGAAAGTCCAAGAACCCAAGCTACCTAAGAATGGCGACACTAGGACTAGACGAGTATTTGCTTGGAAAAAAACAAAAGTTGGTGACTACTTTGTTTGGCTTGAAACTTATCAAATAACTGAAAAATATTTTATTTCTGCTGGTGGGAATCAGGCATGGTGGTCTGAGATTAGCCGAGAAACATTGTACTATTTCTATTAAAGGGGACAAGCATGACTCAGACTGAAGCATTACGCCTTGCATTGGCTTTCAGTTTGTTGTTTTTGACTGGATGTTCAGACTACAAATGTGTTAATGGAAAGGTTTACCACCAACTGGACAAAAACGTTTGGGCTGAGTCTGGTATTTGGAAACACACTACATGTGTTACAGAGGTGACTAAATGACACAAACAGAAGCATTACGCCTTGCATTGGAGGCGTTGGAAATGTCAGACATCTGCGCTGACGATTGCAAATGCACCAGAAAACGAGCCATCAACGGAATTAAAGCCGCACTAGAAGCGAAGGATGAGCCTGTGGCGTGGATAAAACGAAGCGCCAAAGGAAACATCTATGACTTGCTAAGTGAGCCTGACGATGGCTATGAACCCGTCTACACCACCCCACCACAGCGCAAGCCGCTGACGGATGAGGAGATTCACCAAATATTTATTGCAAACAGCGTAGCGGTGGACAACGGCAATGCGTACATGGTTGCAGGTTTGAGGACAGTAAACATAACCCGAGCCATTGAAGCCAAACTAAGGAGCAAGAATGACTGAATGGACAAAAGAGGAAGATGAAGCCTTCAACATGGTTGAACAAAACAGTAACCTTGGAAAGCAGATATTGAGAGCAAACAAATCTAGTGGAATGGACTGTTGCACTTATGACTGTACCCAAGGAAGGAACTGTCCTGTACGCAACCAGACTCTAGATGAGGTAGCCCATGAGTTCACTTTAATGAAGTCATTTGGTGATACTGCACAGAGTTTTGCTGCTTTCGTAAGGGGTATGAAAAAATGAGCAAAGGGTCAACTCAAAGGCCGTTTTCAGTAAGTAATCAAGAATACGCAAACAGATGGGATGCCATTTTCGGCAGAGACAATGAGAAAAAGAACGAAGCGCAAGATGTGGAATCTGATCAATCCCATTCAGCACGGGATAATCGGAGCATCAGTAACCCAGAGGGACAAGCTAGACAAACTCAGACTCCTTGAGTACTCCGCACTAGAAGCTATGACCAAAGGCCAAGGCACTATCCATGATTGGAGAGTTTTGGTTGATGTGCTTAATCTCAGTGAAATGATGGGAAAAAGTGGGGTGGGTCCTGAAGTGCTACCTATCTGTGAGAAAGCACAAGAAAGCCTCCACAAAGCCGCTGTACGCTTCCAAGATACAAAGCAAATGGGTTTGGATGGACAAGGCATCAAGTCCATTAGGGATCTGATTGAGTATGCAGATCTGCAACAAGGAAGTATTTCCAGGTCTGAGTTTGAGAAATACATCCAGAAAACAAAGAATTACATTAAATCTAATGGCGATAAGGTAGTAGAAATAGAATGAAAAAAGAACTTTTAATTGGTTGTGGTTCAAATCACAACAAAAGATTGGCCTCTGATGGCACTAAAGATTGGTCAAACCTGACCACTTTGGACTACAACGAGGACCATAAACCTGATGTTGTGTGGGATCTGATGGAGCTTCCGCTGCCATTCCCAGACCAAGAGTTTGACGAAATCCATGCTTATGAGGTGCTAGAGCATCTTGGTCAACAGGGTGACTACAAACTATTCTTTGCTCAGTTTTCAGAGTTCTGGAGACTACTTAAACCTAATGGATACTTTTTTGCGACTTGTCCATCCAGAAACTCAGTCTGGGCTTATGGTGATCCAAGCCACACAAGGATTATCCAACTGGAGCAATTGGTGTTTCTATCCCAGAATGAGTATAAAAAACAAGTAGGTAAGACCCCAATGTCCGACTTCAGGAACATCTACAAAGCAGACTTTGAGGTTGTTTTCCAAGAGGATGATGGCGAAACCATAAGGTTTGTACTACAAAGAATTTGATTCTGTAGCATATAATTCAAGCCATGAAACAACGTGGCGGCTCCAGAAAGGGCGCTGGTCGAAAGAAGATCAGCGAAGAGGGTAGGACTATCCGAGCAAGGGTAGCGCCTATCCATGAACAGGCATTGACCTTGGCAGGGAATGGTTCTTTGTCCGAAGGTATCAGACGTTTAGCAGAAAAACATTGGAGATTGATACATGGAGAGCCAGATAGACCCAAGCAAAGCAATTCAGTATTTGATCGATACCGCACCCTTGTACGCAAAAGCGAAAGCGGATCGCCTGTACTTGGAGGAGTTCCGCAAGTCAAAGAAGGCTCACCTGATGAGCCAGGCAGGGACTGAAGTTCTTGGAAAGCAGGAAACCTTTGCTTATGCCCACGAAGAGTACATAGAAATCCTAGAAGGTATCAGAGCTGCCGTGGAGAAAGAAGAGAAGTATCGTTGGTTGATGACTGCTGCCCAAGCAAGGGTAGAAGTGTGGAAAGTTAACGAATACACAAAACGAGCTGAAATTAGAAATTTAAGTTAAAATTAGATACTGACTACTCTTAGCGGAGGAAAAGGCGATTCGTTACCGCCCTGTCAGTATCTTCCTGTAACGCTTCCACCAATAACGAGGTGCGATATGAAAAAAACTCATGGACAAAGTGGTAAACCACAAATAAGAACAAAAGCTTATAAAGCATGGGCAAATATGAAAGATAGATGCGTTAATACAAAAGCTTCTAGATACAAATATTATGGCGGTAAAGGCGTGAAAGTATGTGATGAATGGCAATCATTCGAAAACTTCTATAGAGACATGGGGGATGTTCCAGACGGAACGAGTTTAGACAGAATTGACACAAATGGGGACTATGAAAAGTCAAACTGTAGATGGGCTACTACAATGGAACAGGCCGCAAACAAAACTAATAACATGGTTTTGGATATTGGCAATGAAAAAATACATTTAGCTGAAGCTGCAAGACGTTACCCAATAAAGATGCAGACTATTTGGGCTAGAGTTAAAAAACATGGATGGACTGATCGGCAAGCACTTGGTTTAGATCCAAGGCCAAACAATAAAGTCAGGGCAACCCAATGAACAACAAACTGAACGCCAAGGAAAGATTACATCTTGCTAGAGTAAAGATGCTTCCTTGTTCAGTATGTGATAAATCAGGACCATCTGAAGCCCATCATTACAAGCAAGGTCTTCAATATACCTGTATAGCATTATGTCCAGACTGCCATACCAATTCCATATTAGGATGGCATGGTCAAAAGAGAATGTGGCATATTAAGAAAATGGACGAAATCGAGGCTCTAAATATTACCATTAAAAGATTATTTGAAAATCAATCTCAAAATGAAAATGATTTCTAATTTCAAAAGTTTCAAAAACTTTGAGTTTCTAAAAATTGGTTAACTTGAGTTTGTAAATAGTAAATGGCACTTTTTTGTAAAACATCATTTATTAGGGTAAACCCTTAGTTTTTGTAAGTTAGCACTCACTTCCCAAAATTATGTCAGTTAGTACTCACTTCGCTAGAAGATAAAACAGCGCATGAGACACAATTCCAGAATACACCTAGAAGGCCATTAAAACCCGCTTAGAGCCTTTTTTTTGCCTAGGGTATATCTACTATGCTTAAAACCACAAAAACCGATTCTAGGGCTTTTAAATCGATCTTGGGAAAGTGAGCGCTCACTTCGCAAACACTTTCAAAAAAACCCTGATTTTTACGTCAGGGAATTTTTAGAAGTGCTTTAAAGGTTATCTGCTAGCAGCCAAACCTCGCATTTATATTTGTAAACCCATTCAGAGTTATCAAATGGTTTGATTGTCAAAAAGGTTTTACAGTTTATTGTGCAAACTGAAATTTTGATAACTTCGCCTAATTTGGCTGGGTCACAATCATAAGCAATGATGCTGCCGATTTTCATGGTTTTACATCCTCTAATTCACACCAGTTTTCAATTGCCATTGTGCCCGTGCATAAAGTAGAGCGCAGACAATCAAGAGCCATTTGAGCATGATAAGTATTGAATTCAGGGCTTTTTAAGTATGCTTCAAACGTGGTTAAAGCACCAAAAACTGAATTAATATCATTCAAACCCTCATAAACCATCCATTCATTAATGATCTTTGGGTGTCTTTTGTCTTTTGTTTTTGCCTTTATCATGCCGTCACCTCTTCACATTGACCGCATTGACTCTTAAACTGAGATGCATATTTTTCCATCATTGCATACTCTTTAAACTCCCACTCTTCACCGCACTCAGGGCATGAGTAAACCCAAAACACGTCAAACCCAATGGAGCAAGCTATACATCCAACCCAGTCTTCGTCCCAAACCCAGACATTCCCTGAATTTTCATTCAGTCCCGCTTGCGTGTAAGGTGAAGTTGACAATCCAGCTTTATGAATGGCGGTAATACAATCAGCCAAACGCTCAAGATCTGCGCCTTGAAATTTCTCAAAAAGTGAAGTTTTATCGTTACGTTTCATGTTTACACCTTTAAATTAAACTGTTTCAGGGGTTTCTACAGGTTTTGTAGAGGGCAATAAGCACCATAAAGGCACTTCAGGCTTGCCATATTCACGGCAAGGCATAAGAACACCCACAAAGTGATCGTCCATCTGAGGAAAACCAACAAGTGCTGACTGACTTCCCCTTTGCAAAATTTGAGGAATTTGACGTTTGCCGTAGATTTCCTCTGATGCATCTACAAAAACAGAAACAAGATCAGGGTTAAAAGTAGAAGGTTTAATGTCCTCTTCCTTTACATCCATTGGAATGATTCGATCAGTATCAGGAAACTTTGCGTCACATGCTGAGAATCTGGTGGTTGACTCATTGTCAATACACTCTACTGCTAAGCCTTCAACGGAAAAGAAAAGCAAGTCTTCTGATTGTTTCTTTGTTCCTTTGAGCTTTAGAAGTGCCTCAGATGGCAAAATGACGCTTTGCTTTGTGTCTGACCTTGTGTTAACGATAAACAAACGCCCCATGATGTGCCCGTTTGTTGCTTCGATGTAAGTGCCTCTAAAGTCACGAACGACATTGATGCCTTGCAAATAGTAGCGAATGTCTTTTTTTGCCGTTAAATGCAACATTGCACGGATGTCTTTGCGTTTAATTGAGAATTTCATTGTGTACACCTATTAAAAAAAGAAAAGAAAAGAGAATCAGGGCAGCAAAACGTCAAAGTATGCAAGCATGAGAGCCAAAGCACCACAAAACAGCACAATACCAAACAGAGCTTCAAAGAATACAGTTTTCATGCCATCACCTCTTGAATGTCATAGGTTTTGCAAACAAAGGAATAACCCAGAGCTTGAATACGTTTGAGATTTGCCGATGTGAGAGTAGATGTCCCAGCAATAGAAGCAAAGAGCTTCGCTTGATCGCATAAAGGGTATGCAACGACATTGCCGTAAACCCGTTTTATTTCAATTTGTATCGTCATATTCACGCCTTTTAAGTTGATGCATTCCGATTGAATGTAGGGAAAGTATAGCAATGAAAAGTAAAAAAAACATAGGGACAAACCCTTAGATTGTGTTTGATTTTGTAGCCACAATTAGAAAAAAGAACAAAGGGATAACCCAGCACTAGGGCTTCACTTCATGTAAGGGATAGACAAGGGGAATACATAAGGGAACATAAGGGGAAGGGATAAGGTAAGCATTGATAGACCGATAGACAAAACCTAGTGAGAGAAACCTTTCGAGCACCAACAAACACAAACCCAATGCGCTAGTGAGACAAGATGCGAATGCGAATCATTCTCATTTAGATTTAGATGGTGTACTGGATGGATCCACAGTAGGGTTTACCCTTAAGGGTTTCTACGTAAGGGTAGTGTTTACCAGTAAGGGTTTACCCCCCCTATCGATAAA